TAAAACTTCGTCATTAAATTTAATATTCAATGTATCTTCAAATACAGTATCTTGTGCTAGATAATCTACTTCATTCCAGGTATTTCCTCTATTGTCTACCACTGATACAATATCTATTAAATTACTGTCTGGCAATGTAATTTTATCATATGCTTTAGGATCACCGAATGAGAATGTCGATGTAATGATTTCACCGGACTGAACCGGTACTTGTTTTTTTAGTAAATAGTACTGCACATTGCCATTAGAATCTAATTCATATACAGATATATCCAAAGGATCATTAGCCGAATCAACACTAAAATCTACAGATTCTAATGTCCTAAATAAAATATTATTAGCTCCTACTAATCTAGCACCGGCATTGACATTTAATGCATAACGATAATCTGGAAGAGAGTTAGTACCAGATCCTATAGATGGCACTAATTGAAATATATCTACCATACAATTGGATGGCGAGTTTAATTTTGATTTAAATCCAAATAATTGAGCCATTTGTAATACACTACTATCTTCTTGTGCACTACTCAATAAATTTTCTTTAAAAGATTGATCTGAATAAAATGAAAGAACATCGCCTACATACGATGCCATTTCTATAAACATCATCCCAGGCGATGTTTCATTAAAATCCGAATATGTATCCGGAAAATAATTTTTAGCAAAGTTTATTAGGTTCTGCCTAAATTGTCCAAAATCTTTATTTAAATACTTTACGTCTTTTTTTACTAATTCCATTAATATCCTCCTCCGGCTCCACTACTACCGCCACTGCCGGCAACTGGAGCTAATTGCAATTCTACTTCAGAAGTTCCTCCATCCTGTATTACTACAGAATCAGGAGATGCAAAAATTACTATTTCTTGATTTGCTCCATTTTCAGTAACACTAAATGTTAGCCTAATAGCTATTTGCTGATTATCAATATTTCTTACAATTTTTAATTCATTTATTTTAATATATGGTAACCATTTTTCAATATCAGCTGTTACTGTTTCTTGTAATTGCAATTCTAAATCAATTGTACTGTTTTCAAATAATGCTGATTGTATATTAGTTCCAAAATCTGGTAAAAAATATCGTTCACCTTTTTTAGTAAGTATTAAATTTTTCAAATTACTTAATGCTTGTTCGTCCGTTGTATAAGAAGATACAAATACACCTTTTCCAGCTCCAGGTTCAGCATTATAAACGGATTGCAGAGATCTAGATCCTCCTGCAGCTTTATTTAAAGGTAATAATATACCTAATGGTTTATCCGGAGTTTCATTAAATGGTTGATATTGAAATACTTGCCTAGCCAATTATCTTTTTCCTTTTTTCTTATCAATCGCTTTCATTAATTGAGAATAATCTTTTGTCATTGCATTAACAACAGTAGCAACATTTTTATTACTAGTATCTACCGGCTTACCTTGTATATCTGTAACCGGAGGAATCTTAGGTTGCCCAAATGATTGAGCCATTTCACTTTTAAAATTTGCCATTGATGGATAATTTTCTTGTGTATTACCGTTACTATTAAACCCAGATGTTTCATTTAGTATATCATTCAATATATTATCTTTCACATACTTCTTGGCTGGTTTAGCAGTTGTATTAGATACCATATTAGATAGATCTAACCCATGTGTTATTGCCTTTGAATGATCTGTCTTTCTTTCAGTTAATACAGATCTCAACTCTTTACGTACAACTGATTGTACTTCTTCTCTTATAACTTTACGTAATAGTTTTACGAATAATTCTGATTTCATTACTTATCCTTTTTTATAAATATCATGGTATACTAATTCAGTTATGTTATTCCGTTAAATACTACAATAGTAAATGGTGGTACTGAACCTGGTGGTAGTAATCCAATATAAATTCCCATAATTGTTGATAGGTGATTACTAAATGCTTTTGTTAAATTAGTTGCTGTAGCTTGTGGACTAAAACTTTTAGTCATAGCAAAATGTAAATCTTTAGCTAATAATAATGGATTGCCGGGAAATAAAATAATAGGACTAGGTACTATTACTACTGGGTCATTAACTACTGCCTGACTAGTTATTCTAGAATATAAAGATTTGGTATCGCCATCTGCATTACTCAGTGCTGCGAGAGACGCAGCTGCATCAAAGGCTATATCAGATGGCAATGCCGACTTGAATTCGTCATCTGAAAGAAAGGTGCCGGCTACTACTGGAGCTATACATGGTGGTGGTGCTGGTAAAGGACTAATTAATACACCAACGCCTGGAGTCCAATACTTTATAAATCCTAATGCTGCTGGCAGAAAGTCTTTTACTGTTAATGTGTCGGTTGCAACTTTACCAGCATTTAATACTTTCTCCATGGCATCTCGTAAAATTTTTTGACGTGCTATACCTGTAAGTACTGGCTGAGGTATCGGACCTGTTGAGTAATTAACTGTTATTGGTGTTGTAGCTACTGTATATGCACCTGCCATCATCTTAATAAACTGATCCTGAGATAGTGTTCCTTTAGTTAGAAACTGAGATACTGTATTTTCGAATGGGGGCCAAAGTGCTGGCATCTACTGCCTCATCTGTGTTAGTTTGGTTTTTATCCTTGTTGCACCTGCTAACAAAGTAGGATTGCCGGTCGTCGGACCAACTCCGGTTAAATAATTTGATTCAGCTCGAGCCGTCTTCATTACTTCTTCTAGAAACTCATCAAACAAATCAAAAAACTGATTCATGTCCATTGCCCATGATGGAGTAGCAATATTAACTGATTGAGCACCAGATAATAAAATATGATCTTCTTTTGCATTAAATAATAATCTATCTGCAGATATTATTGCTTGTGCACCGGAATAATTTTTTATACTACTATTTGAAATGCCTTTTCCTAATTTTGTCTGTGATGAATCAATATTAATTTTTTGATCAGATGTTAGATACATTAACGATTTATCTGTTTTAGGATCTTCTATAGTTAACTTTTTACCTATTTGTTTATAACCATTAGTTAACATCAGAATGGGACTTAGAACTTGGCCACCTTCCCATGGTGCCTTTTTATTTTCATATGTAATATTTTCTTGATCTTTTATATTATTTGAAGAAAATCGAATCGAAGATCCAAATCTAGAATAAAATATTTTATCGCCTTCATATGATTGTAATCTAGATATATCTACATTGTCATCAATTATTTTAGGCTTTTTCTTTTGCATGCCTTTCTCATTAATAGGTACAGTTGGAGGCGATGATGATTGTATACCAAATAATTTATTTTCATTAACTCTATCATATACATTTAATATTTGAGTATAGTAATATTGGTGTTTTTGAAAATATGGATCTGCATTTTTATCTAACAAATGAATAATTAGTACATATTCACCCACTAAAGGAATTTGAGTTGTATAAGGATCTAATGGCATTGCCATTTCTACCGTTCTGGCCTTACTTCGTATATTAAACAATTTAAATTTAATTGCTCCCTGAGGAAATGGTATTTGCGTTTTCTTACTATCAGTCTCTTTAAATGAGATCTGATTGTTTACTACTTCCGCTGCCAGAAACGTCGCCATGGGTATCCTTATCTTGTGATTGTTTTATTATTTTTATTTCATTTTCAGCTTCTTCTAGAAGTCGACTACGTTCTTCATCAGTCATTCCAAATTCATTACCATCATCATCTTTACTAGTTGCTGAAATTATACGTTGAACTACTGCAGCTAATTTAACTAATGCATCATCATTTTTTACTGATACTTCAAGATAATCTTTTAGTATAGGAGCTATAATAGTAGCATCGCCTACATTTTTAATATGAGGTTTGAGATCTTGTATTAAAGAATCTATTTGTCTAGATTTTTTTTTGGAGTTATGATATACATCTTTCATGAGATCTGAAAATGTAGTACCTGCAAACAATTCATATTCATTCATACAATCCTTTTAAATAAATATAAAAGATTAATATTATGAATGAAGCCTACCAGATTGTTGATAGGATATTAACATCTTTGCAAAATCTCTTCTCATAATATTAATTACTTTAGTAATATTTTGAGTTTTTAATCCTGTTCTTTCACGTATTAAAATATAAATTGCTTTCTTGTTAAAATTTTCTATATTATCGGCCATTCTAAATAATTCGACAACAGTATCTGCTACTAAAATATCTCTTTTATTAGTAAAGATCATGTTCAAATTAGTATCATACCAATCACACCATAATTTACAAAAATCTCTCAAAGATTCTTGATAACTAGTCATTGACATTTCATTTACTACATCACGATGTTCATCAATTTCTATTGTATCAGCACGCCTTTTAAATTTTACATAGTTTGAATTATTTTGTATGATAAGATAATTTTTAGCAATAATAGAAAAATATGAAAACGCTTTTCCTTTGCCTTCAGTAAACTTATTTATTTTTTCATTTAAAAATGCTACAACTTCACATTTAATATCTTCATATGGAACATCAAAGTAACTAAACTTAAATGTATGATATATATTTTCTACCAACTTATTAAATGGATAATCGATATATTCTCTATAAATTTTATTACGTAGATCAATGTCACCACCTTCTTCTTTATTATATGCTACAATTGCTTCTTGTGTAATATAAGTAAAGTATTGTTTTTTACTAGGCTTACGGCCTCTTCTAGCACGAGGAGGTAATGTTTCTTCAACCTTTACCCATTTATAAAATTCTTCTATTGCGTTCATTAAAATCTTTGATTTAGTTTTTCTACTATATTAGTTATTTCCTTAAATACATATCCTGTCTCATCATCAGCCTCAAACGATCCTAATCTATCTATTTGTTTTAAATGTGAATTAGATTTATTTACTTGTGTTTTTATATCTTTAAAGAATTGGTAAAAATCTGTATTAGATGTTTCTAGTTCTTCAATATAATCTTCATTTGCTTCTATCTTACGTGTTAAATTAATAATAAATAAAATAGAACTTACTAATAATATTGATAAGATGATAATTGTAATTTCCATATTAGTCTCCAAATAATTCTCCGAATAATTTAGATGCATCTACTTTGCTAGCAGCCTCGGATAATTTGCTAGGTTTCTTTTTAGGTGTAGATACAGTAGGTTCATCTTTTGCCCACATTTCATATTCTATTCTAGCTGCCATTAAATCGGCTTGATGCATTACATATGGTAAATTAGTTCTTAATTTAGATTCTTTCATTCTAGAAATAAAATATGCTTTATTACTTTCATCATATAATCCATCTGTACATTTAATACCTACCATTTCGTTAAACGATATTTTTATATCATGGTGTTGTAATAACCATATTGATAAGTCATTAACTAATGCAAATGGATTATTAGGATTTACTTTAAATATCTTTCCTTGATTTTTTCTATGCCATTCCGAATCATTATGTATATAAACTTCATTTCCATCGCCTGGAAATCCTATCTTTCCTAGATCATGATTTAATGCAACAAATACTAATTCTTCCCTAGTATATCCACTCATGTCTGCACCGCTAGCGGCCCATAATTTATATACTTCTTTAGCATTTCTAATAACCCGTAAGACGTGATCTACATAGCCTCCTATGAACGCATTATGATAATGATCGACACTAGATGCTGGTGCTATACTTATACGATCTTCATACTTATTATAAAGAGATAATAACTTTTCTTTCCTATCTCCGGAGAATTCTGTTTCAATTACTGTTAATAAACTATTCCAATTATTTGATATTTCTTCTGCTTTTAAACTCATAACTTTATATTATTTGATCTACTACACCATATTCTACTAACTGATCTGCTGTTAAGAAAAAATCTGTTTTCATCATTTCTTTCCACCAATTAGCATCTTTCTTTGTTTTACTTTCTAACAAATCATATATTGTAGTTTCTATTGTTTTTATATTATCAACATATGCTGATATATCTCCCATCTTACCACCTATAAAACTAGATGATTGATGAAACATCACTGACGAACGTTTACTTATCATTCTTGTGCCCGTACCATGAGTTAATATAACTGCCGCGGCCGAAAATGCTTTACCTCTACATATAGTATTAATCTTAACAGAGAGTGTTTCAATATAATCAATAAGTCCTAACATATCATATACATCTCCGCCATCGGAGTTGATTATAACATTTATAGGATCATCTTTTGTTTTTGCATCACGGCTTGAAATAATAGATCTTACTTTAATCATAAAATCTACCATTGAATCATTTGTTATATCGCCATTTAGATAAATAACAGAATCATCATAATCGACTAAATTGGATAATATATCTGATAGTTTTGAATATGGACTATCTATATCATCTTCCTTATCATCTTCCTTATTTATAGCCTTTGGCTTTTCTTCATATAAACTCATAGTTAAATATAATAACTTTTTATCGTAAAGGCAAAGATTATATTAGCTTTTTTAATTGACGTTCAATTTTACGTAAAGAGGATTGGTTTGATCTTATATCTTTTTTGAGTTTTGCTTTACCTAACTCGCCACGTATCAATACCATCTGTTCTGCTAACTTATTTTTTAAAGTTAGTTTTTCTTGTTTAGATAATTTTTTCTTGGGCTCTGGTTTAGGTGTAGGTGACAACGTTCCTTTTAGTTTAGGTTGTTCTACACCTTTATGAAATACAGTGCCATCAATATGTACAAATTCTTTCATAAACTGCCATCCTCTAATTCTACCTTTAGATATATATCCTTTAGATATCTCCGGTGGAGCTGTTATATTTCGTACACAACTACTACATAATACTGCTATACTAGTATTACCTACTAGTTCATAGTTTGTACATGGCGTGCCTTTATAATATTTATTTTCCGGATTGCTATTACGGCATATCATAAATAGTTGTCCATCACGTGTAACTGTTTTATATTTTATTTTTTCTTTTTTCATGACCAATATGCATTTGATGTTCGTTCTTGTTTTGCCGGTTCACTTTGAATAGGCTTTTTATTTTCTTCGTTATATATATTTTCTTGTTCTATAGAACCTGAATCATAATGTAATCCATCATTTCCATTTTGTCCTATAATGTTCATTCGTTCATCATCTTCTTCATACGCATCACTAGGATGTGGAGGTCTGAAATGATCTTTATAATCTTCTATTGGGTTTCTAACCTCTTCAGAATTATCTCGTACTATACTAAATGCTTTATTTGCTGATATTAATAACAATATTGCTAATGGATCAAATACAAATATAAATGCTAATACAAAATAATTAACTATATTATCCATTGGCATATTACTTATCTTTGAAATATATTTTAGAGGACCAACTTCCGAAGTTACTTCTGAATTAGTATTAATATCTAACACTTGCAAATCTAAATTAGTTATAGAATCGGACAATGATTCTATTTTTAAAGAAACATTATTACGTTGTATTTTAAAATCATTAAGTTGTCCTTGCAATACTTTTCTAGTTTTACTTGATGTTGATGTAATTATTTGTCCGGTCTCCTTATCTCGCCACTGTATTTTATTATTAGATAACCCCTTTGTTAATTCAGATATTGAATTAGCTAATTGATTTTTTTCTGCAGAATAACTATTTAATTGTTCTTGAAATCTGGTTTTCTTCATTTCAATAATATTAACTTGTTTATCTAATACTACTAATTCGTCAGATGTTGTTTGATATGCCGATGTTAAAAATCCATATATACCTAAAGAAGTTATCATCATTAATATAATAACTGCTGATGTAAGATATGTCTTTAATAATATACTTATCTTATTCCAAAATCGATGTAAAAATGTAGCCGTAACTAGTTTAGATATTTCTAGTGCAGATGCCATAATAATTACAGCTGTAGCTTTTGCTGAAAACAATTTACTTAATCCAAATACACTATAATATGCTGCAATGCCAGCTAGTGATAATGCAGCTATTAATACTATATATGGAAAAGTTTTTTTCATTCATTAACTAATAGTTACTCTGTCAAATACAAATTTCAATTTTCTTCTTATTTCTGTTAATCTACGAACTGCTTCATTTGTATCAACTGCTTGCTTCCCAGCTAGATCAACTAATATGAATATCATATTATCAATTTCATCCAGTTCTCTTAAAACGTTATCTTTATCTTTCATAACTTATCTTTCTTTTTTTTTTTGTATAAATATCACGATACTTGAATACTGCCAACTCTTTGGCTTTAGCCTCTAATACAACATCTATACGATGTCCGTAATTTTCTATAGGGTCTAATACGTAATCAGCATGCGCCTGTTCTCTTATCTTGGAGAATTCTTTTTTGTATTTTGCAAACGTCGGCCATTCATCTATCTGATCCCATTCTATATTATGTTTACTACATACCTCTGCTAAATAAGCTTTTTTCTCGATACGTCTGGATTCAGAATAATGACAACACTGCACAACATCGCTAGGCCAAGTACTACCTGCCATCTCTAATGCTTCACGTTCTGTTAATTCATCGGTATGAAATGTATGATGAAAATAATCAAATGTGATAGGAATGCCTATCTTCTGATGAAATAGTTCATACAATTGTTTAACACTATATAGGCTAGGCTTATCATCATTCTCTACAACTAATCTGGCTTTACATTCATCAGATAATCGATTGTAACCATTGATCCAACGTTTAGCAGTCGACTCTCTATCGCCATACGCACCAGCAATATGTATATTAATCTTGTTATCATACGAAGGTGCATATCCTAATAAATCAAATAACTGAGAATGTCGCTCTAGACTCACTATCGATCGATCTACAACATCCATTGTCGGTGAACCTAATACATGAAATGGACCTGGATGTGTAGTTAAACGATGATTATGTTCTCTAGCATAATCTCCGGCCTTACCTAATGCATCACATATCTCTTCATAATCTGGTAACTGATCTAATTCATAATGATCATGCCACGGAAATAGTTCAGAGCCAATACGAAATAATCGTATCTTGTTCTCTTCATTCCATTGTAAATAGTGAAGTAAGTCTTTAGCATTGGCTAATGCTCGTTCACTAAGTACTGATAAATTATCTGGATACCATGTTGCTTTTCTTGCTGTTCTAGAGGTAGTAACTTTACCTCCGTATTTTTTAGGTCTACTAGTAAGTGTCATATTGACACATGCGTAGCCTATTCTTACTTTATCTTCCATATCTAAATATAAGTATAATATCTCGTAAAGGCAAATTATTCTGCAACTATTTCTACATCATCTATACTATCACATAGATAATATATACCATCTTTTTTTAGTATAGTGTTGACCATGAAATATTCCTTAAGCTCATCTGAACTAACGTTAGACGGTAATGTTGATTCCTTAAGTGTTCGTTTAAGAACGTATCGTTGTCTATTAAATTCTAAGTGTTTAAACCAATAACTCATAATGAAAGACTGCGGGTCAATTTAATTTATTTTATTGTAACTGTTTTAGGTTTATTATCTTCTGTAAGCGGTGCATGCAAATGTAATAATAAGTTTTGTAACTTTGCTTCTAATAATGAAAGATCAAATCTTCTAGAGATTCTCCATCCAAAATTAAATGCTCTTTTTGCTATATTACGTTGAATATATTGAGACCCATCATTGTTATTAGTGTCCTTCTTATATTCAACTCTTAAGATATCTCCTTCTATAGTAAGATCGATATCCTTTTTTGTTAAGCCGACACATGCAATGTCAATATTGAGGCCATCATT